GGCTTATTATTAATATAGGGATATCCTAATTAATTACAAGTAGTTATTAAAATAAAACTGTGGATAACTTTTTCCAACCCAATCGTAATCTTCTTCGTCAGCAACTCCCTGGCGTCCCAGCTCAGGTTTACCCTATACCTATATGCTAAAGGCTAGGGGAGAAATGGAGAATGGAGAATCGCCACAAGGAACTTGAAAACCAGCAGCCAGAACGTAGTGTAAATTATTTTACTGAATAGATCCCCAATGCCGAAAGGGATTCGGGAAATGGAGAGCGTGACCAGCACAAGTGCCAGGCACGCCACCCCAAAGTATCCAAGAAAGATCGGCACTTAATGATTGTCAGCGAATGGAGTTTCTGCATCAGCCCATCCTGAACGCATCTCTGCTTGTGCTTCGGCTTCGTCTTCCTTATCGGCAATGATTTCACGGCACACATCTTCGCACGCCCACCAGGCCAGCAGGTTATGGAGCTGCGTCTCTGATCCGACTTCTTTAGATCCATTAAATGTAACGATCAAATGGAGAATGGATGGTTCTCCCATGTCATCTGCCAGGTCGCTCAGTCTCTGCCAAATCTCTTCCTTATATTTCTCGTAGAACGCACAGCTGTCAGAATAGTAAATCAACTCTGACACAATGCCTGACTGGCAACCTTCCAGGATCACATCTGCGATCTGTCCCTCTTCCAGGTTGTTAAGGATCCACTCCTTGATGGAGCTTTCTTCAAAGTTAACGGACATTTTGATAAACCTCCTGCAACTCTCTAAGACTCACAAACCAGGGAACACGGACCCAACCGTGCTTCTGTAAGAGTGTTTGTATAATGTGATCGTATTTATATTTCATCTTTCGCCTCCTTTTATTACCCAGCTGATTAGAGAGCCCTGGGGTTATAACCTTACAGCTCTTTGATAGACCTTGAACACAGAGCCGTGGCTCGGGGACTTTCGTCTATCTCGATTCAGGATCTCGAGTCATTACGGCAACTACCTGAATCTAAACGGCACCTTGGTTCGGCTTATCCGTCTATTAGTATATATAGTCCTAAGTTGTTAGGATGTCAAGAGCAAAACAAATTTTTTTTTCAGAGAACCAAAACTTTTTTCACCTGCTGTACCATCTGCCTGGGACGCCGGGATCCTGAACTATACCTATACCCATAAGGGAAAGGGTTGAAGGCTAATGGACAATGGAACTTGCTTGGAAGGTAAGTGGGTGGCGACCCGAGGACTTCGAGTCGCCGATTGTTAGTTTGGCTAACTAAACAAAGAAGGAAGAACTAAGCAGTAGCAGAATCAGAGTTCGCTGTCAACTGTCAGGAAACCAGCTCCCGGGAAGACACAACCATCTGCCTGGGACGCCGTCCCGGGAGACTTAGGTAATGGACAATGGAAGAAGGTTCGAGGGCAATGGGCAATGGACTAATGGAGCTTGGTTGATGACCTGCCATCAGGAGTCCAGGCACCCAGCATCAGCAGGAGCTGCTCCCAGCCCTGGGACTTGGATCCGGGGCCAATGGAACATAAGGGAGGTTTTTCGCTAATGGACGAGGGATCACGGACAATGGAGCCTGAGAATAATTTAAGGGTCTTCGGAAGAGGGTCTCTGGCAAGTACGAACACAGGACAGCCAGCAGAATAATGTCGATGAATCCACGCAATTTGATGTGCTGAGAAGTTAATTTTGTTATTGACTATTACTTTCAACTCGACCCAAAATCCTCGTTTATAATAACCAAATAGATCAGGAATACCCAACCCTGTTGAGCTTTCAATTCTTGTCCAAATTATTGATTTTGTGTTATTTTTTAACTGTATCCAGAGATTCTTCTCTTCCGCCATGTTTAATTACCCAGCACCTTTCTTCTTCTAAATCAACCATCAATAACTCCACCTTTAATTTCTTCTGTAATGGAGTCAATGCACGGTTAATAGATTTACCTTTTCTTTTACCTTTTGAGTATTTCAAAGCTGTTTTGACATCATAAAGATGTATATTTCCACGCTTATCAATAGCCACAATATCGACACAACCTGTGTCATGAATCGTCTTGAAGACTAGATTCCCCTTCTTCAATAAGTAAGTCATTGCCAGGCTCTCCGACAGATGACCCTTTAAGTGCGTCTTCGTCAATAATTTCATAGTCGCCAGGAATGGATAATTTTTTTCTAAGTTCATTTAACTTCTCCTCAACCTCTCCAACTGACATAGAATCAATCGTGCCATGCATGACTTCTTTCCTATCAACATAGAGTCCAGCCGCCATACCTCGATACTTTTCAGCAGCAATTGCACCAGTATAATTACCAGCTCTCTCGGCAGAATCTCTTAATTCTGCTAGTTTTTGTATGTGAGATTTGTAGGAAATGGAGTATCTCCTAGCCAACTCAGCTCTCCTGCGTTCTATTTCCTCAACCACATGAGGATAATATTTGGGGTTTTGTAATGCACTTGCAGTCACTGTAGCTGTTGATTCAGCGTATCCAGCATCCAAAGCACACTGTTTTGCACTCTGCATATGCCCTTTTTCGATGAAAATATCGACAAATTTCATCTGTTTGGGGGTCAAATCGAGCATTTTTTCTACTTTTTCAGACATGTTTTTTCTCCAAATTTAAGATTGAACCTCTAAAAAACCCTTATTTTTCAACAAACTGTGTAAATGGAAGGCAACATATTTACAACCGTATGACAACTTATTTACGGCTAGAATCCGCCATATATATATATTTTTACAATATTGTAAATATGTAAACCGATTTCGTTCATTTTTTGCAAGTTTAGATTTAATTTCTGTAGAATAATATATATAGTTTGACGTATGAGATTGGTCCGTGTTTCGTGGCTCGACACTGTTGAGCATCCGTCCGGTTGGTACGATCCCGAAGATATTGATAAGATTGAAGATGTGGCCCTGGTCCATAGTTATGGGTTAATCCTTAAAGAAACAGAAAAATCGGTCACTATCGTGGCTGACTTTATTCCAGGTACAAAAGAGTTTGGTCGGTCGACCGTGATCCCTAAAGGAATGATAGAAGAAATAGTAGACATATTTGATCCTACTAATGAAGTGTAGCAATTCCTCCGTTTTTAAACTGCATACCATAACTAAATCCCCCTGATTGTTGGTAAGGATTAACTTTGATACCGAATTGTCCAGGTCCTAAGGGTAATTCATAAGTAAATCGAGGATCACCTTGTAATAAATTTTCAATACCAAACTTTCCATACGGTGTATTTCCTAAACCCATAATTTTTTTATAGCCAGGCACATTCTTCATTAATAACTCTTGTAATCGGGAATCTTGGGCCATGGTCCCTGGAGCGTTGATCGCTGCTAAAAATTCGGGGCTAGCCCCTGGATCAACTGAAATATTTAAATCACTAGTCGTTAATGGAACCTCTCGAATCGAAATATCACTAGTTCCACCATAGGTAGCAACGGGAGGTTTAGGGCTGAAAAAATTTTGAATCCCACCTACGATATCTTTACCTAAAGATATTAACGGTGTTCCTTTTTCCGCTAAACCTTTAGCAATGCTTTGAATTGCATATTTAGCGTCTCCTAGAAGTTCTCTGGGGGTTGGACCGTATTGAAAGGCAAGTTGTTGTGCTTTATCAGCAAGAGTTGGACCACCAGGTGTTATGGATTGATATAAATTACTTGTTCCGGGAACAAGTTTCATTTGTTGTTGTTTAAATTGATCGTATAAGTCTTTTTGAATTTGTCTTCTGTCTAGTCGACCAGGGGAAACGTCTTTTCTTCCCTTAAAAAAATCTTTTCTAGTTTGTTCTCTTCTATCTTGAAGAGCTTTCATACTCGCTTGTTCCGCTTGTCTGAAACTAACCATTATTTTTTTGCTTTCCCGTAGCCACGAAGAGCGGCACGACCTGCCACAGCTCCGCCATTACTAAAATTATAACCACGTCTACCTAACATAGACATACGATCAGGAATTTCACCACGATCAATTTTGTTTTGTTTGGCTTGTTTACTGCGAGCCATGGTTTTTTCTCGTTTATCAGCACGAGATTTGTAATCTTGATAGGTTGTATTTCTAGCACCTTTGGAACGTGGGAGCTTCATCTTACGGTATCTCTCACCAGCTTTAATACTTTTGGAAATTTCTTTAGCTTTCGTCATGCCAGGGTCTTTGTAAACGGACTTAACAGCCTTAGCACCGAATTCTTTGATAGCCTCTCTCATTCCCTTGGAGGAAACAACTTTGGCAATCTCTTTAACTAAAGTTCCCGCAACCATTATCTTTTCACTTTTGCTCTTCTTCTAGAAACGACAACTTGTGGAGTTGGAGCTTGTCTTTTGGGACTCGTTTTCATTGCAACTTTCGATGCCATTTTTGCGACCTTACCTAATTTCTTTGCGTCTTTAATTTCCGAGAAGGACATTGTTTTACGTGCCTTACCTGCTCTTTTGATATCATCAGCATTTAATCTTCCTGAGGGTTTTAATGATCTTGCAAGACTTATTGTTGTCTTCTTCATTCTTTCTTTGGGTGTCATTCCTTTTGGCATAATAAACTCCTTGGTCCGTGTTTCGTGGTCTTTTGACCTTATACAACTAAGAACATAACAAAAATAAAAGTCAAGATCAAAGATTTATTGACTTTTGAAAACGGACTTTGATACAGTGGTCGGTACGCACTAACGCATTCGAAGGAGGTTTACAATGCAAGAATTAGAAAAAAAATTGGAAGAAGCGTACATTGTTATTGCTCTTTTACAGGCAAAATTAGCTGAAAAGAAGGAATAAAACTAGGTGGTCCGTGGGCTTTGGTTATTAATCAAAGCTCTACTACCCCTGGTGACAATGTTATTCCATTCCTCATGCGTAAATTCATCTTTACTTCCATCTCGATAAATCACCCGATACATTATTTTCTCTAACATTTCGGGCGGATCGGAAATTTTCGTAAAGATTTCAACCGCTCTTACAATATCTCTTATCATCTTGGGAAAGATAACATATTTCCGTTCTTGAGTTTACTTAATTTTTGTATGATTAAACGTCGGGTTGCTTCTCGTAAATCCTTGGTATCACCCACTAATTCGTGGTCCCAAAGGTCGGCACAGGCTCGTAACGCTTCTACCTTCTCGTCATTGTTTTTAAAAAAGTCTTTCTCATACTCGATGAGATCGAGGACCATGCGTCTGGAAATTAAAGACTCCATGTCCTCTGTGATCATTGTGATATTTGCCATGGCTATATTCTATCATAACCTAACGCTTTTTTCGCATATTTATTAATTAATAAATACTCATTGGCCTGGATTTGATCAAGGTCATTTTTAACTTTTTTGGGTAATTGATGATAGTTTTCGGCAGATATTTTCTTACCTGTTCTCTTTTCATATTCTTCCACACGCAACTGACTTTGAGCATTTTGATAAACTAATTGCATAATTCGATGTAACACCTCTCGATGCTCTTGTTCACTCAGTCGCTCGGGTTCCATTTCTAAATAAGACTCCAGGCTCTTCAGTTGAACTGTTTTGATATTGTGTAATTGATCAGCATGAAGGTAAAGAGAAAGCCCTTTGTTGTCCTTTACTAAACTATATCGATCGAGCTGCCCACAAAATTCTAACTTACCATCGTTGCTAAATAAACGAACATTAATTTCTCTATCATGTAATCGTTTAGGAAGTTTTGCTAAATCCCTCATTAAATCAGTCGTACTGTATTCTGCTTTCATTTTTACTCCTTAAAATTTGATGTAATAGTCTTCACCATTTTTTTTCATGGCTATGAGACTTTTAAGTTTGTTTTGGTAGAAATCTAACTGTACGACATCTCTCCAATTTTTATCTCCCTCACTATTACGCACGGCTTTTCGCTTGCGTTCAATCATGCTTTGGACACGATTAATATATCGATCTAACTTAAAGACGTTCATTCTTTTCTTTCTGTTTAGCAAGTTCAATCGCCGCTTCCATCATGACCGCTTGCATATTAGTAAAATAATTTTTACCCATAAGTTTTTCAGCGAGCATGCGAGCTCTTCTTCTTTTGTCACGTTGTTGAGAATAACGAACAGAACAACCTCTGCCGTCTTGGTGTTCATACACCGGTTTAAATCTAGCCATACTTATCTCTCCTTTGTTAGTCCTACCGACCTGAGATTTAACTAGCGGAAAGGCACACCAATTAAAACTCACAGCTTTTCATGTGTCCCTGGCGGGCAACACTGTCAATTGTGAAAAAATAAAAATAAAAAAACACAATCTTCAGTAGAAAGAATCGGACAGTCATTTCAAAGCCGGGATCTTTCTTCACACTATCCATCTGCTTTAACCGAATTGGGTCGGTGCAATCGGAACTTATTATCGAGTGACTCGCACACCATTAACAAATCCAGCATGATTAGGTGTCATGTCTGCATTCTCTTGTTGGTCCTTGAGCCATGAATCATAGTCCTCCATTTCGTGTTGAACTAATCCATCGATATAACCTTGTAAAAACGCAACCGATTCATCTAACGGAAAGTTAGTGCGATCGCTCTTTGCATATTCAATTAAATTCAATAAATGTTTTCTAAACTCTAATGATTTACTTTCGTACTTTGCCATTTCTTTTCTTCTCCTCTTGTTCGATCAGTTTTTGTATAAATCCACCCATGGTGCAGTAGTCCTGTTCTGCCATTGGTCGTGCTTTATTATACACAGCGACCTTAATTGCCACGGATTTGTATTTGGTAGCATCCATTAAATAACTCCTGTCATTACTAATAATACATAGGAAATAAAGCCTATTCCAATAACCCATCTAAATTTAGCAATGCAAAACATCACTGTAAGTAGTACAATTAATAAATAAACCATATGTCCTAATTTCTTAGAATAATATAAGAATTTATGATATAAATGTCAAGGGGATAGGAATGAAAGTATTTTTAATATTAATAGCTTGTTTACAAAGCACGGTGACTCCCCTGGAGAAGTCTTGTACGTTACAGCCTTTAGATCAGCCTTTTGAAAGTGTTTCTGATTGTATGAGTTATGTGCAGTATTTTAGAAGCCAGGTCGAGTCGGCAGATCCTGATATGTATGTAACAGGGTTCTGCACAACTAAACTGGTTGACTCTGCTTAGAGAGTTCTTCGGATAAAGTTTGGGAAGCGACCTTCTTGTTTAAAGGTCATGTAAGCTGCGTACCAATCGTTTTTGTATTCTGCTTGGCAGAAATCTTTGATCTCTTCATCCTTGTCTTCTTTTGTTTTAAAGAAGTTTAAAAAGTGATCCATTGATCTTTTTGTAATATTAAACATTGTATTTTCTCCTGGCGAAGTTATACACAGAAAATTTATTTATTTGTTTTGTTATGATTGCATGTCAGTTGTGCAAATGATAATATTTTGGGATAGCAACGGTCGAAACATGAAAGGAATTTTGTGTATCGCAAAAGTTTTTAGATTTAGTGGTCCCTTGCAAAAAACTAATTTATTAACTGCCGTTGCTAAACTGAAAAGTCAGCTTCAAATTCAACATCAGGTTCATTTACAGGAAGAAAAATAGTTCGACCATTAACCCTTTTTTGAAAACTGGTCTTACATAAAAGACAATGATAATTATCCGAATGAGTTCGAAACATCGGAACAATGACATGTTCATAAGAACATTGCGGACAAAGAGTAGCTTCGAGTTTGCTATCTAATTTTTTATCTATTTCGCCTCGCCCCATGATGGTCCTACCTCACAATCTAATTTAACAGGTACTTCTAATTGTACTGCGTTTTTCATAATTTCCATGATCTTATTCTTTTGTGCTTCACTGTCAAAAGAACAATCTAGTTCATCATGAACTTGAATATGTGGAGTAATACCTTCGGCGTGCAGATCAACCATTGCTTTCTTTGTCATATCAGCGGCAGATCCTTGAATAATTTTGTTTAAAGCTTTGTAAGTAAAGGCTCTTTTAATTTGTTTACCATGTTCTCGTTCCGCTTCGGCCCTGGGCAGTGGTTTATGAACCCCATATCGAGAAGGCTCCCATAGATCAAAACGACACTTACGACCGAGCAAGGTTCTTACATGACCGACATCAGCCGCTTTTTTCATGGTACGTTCAATCATTTCTTTGACAAAAGGAACACGAGCGTGATACTTCTCAAAAAGGTCCTCAGCCTCGCCAGGAGTCAATCCTAGCTCGGAGGATAGTTTCCCCTTACCCATACCGTAGAATAGCCCTAGATTGATCGTTTTAGCCTTTTTTCGGTCAATTTTAGCCATCTCTGAGACCATAGTATGGAAGTCTGTGTTGGGGTCTTCATGGTATGCGTTGACGAACTCATCAGCTCCTTTCAACCCGCCTGCTGTTAAGCTAGCGAGGTGAACCACGAGACGTGGTTCCTGTTGAGAATAGTCAAACGCACCCCATTGCATTCCCTCTTCGGGTTTAAAGAGCGAGCGTATCATCGGTCCTAAAACCTTCGAGGAAGGAACTTGTTGTAGATTGGGTGTATTGTAGCTGAGTCTACCTGTGACGGTGCCACCCCCATCTCCACGTAATTGGTTTATTTCGGCATGAATCCTTCCGTTATGTTCATGTTTTAAAATAGTATCAATAAAAGTCGTTCTTGCTTTGTTATATTCTCGGGCCTGAGCGACTGCTTGAACTAACGGATGCTCGTGAGTGCGGAGGAAATGCTTATCGAATTTAGGAGCACCCGTCAATTCAGTCCGTGCGTAAGGAAGGGATAACGCATCGAACATCTTTGATATAGATTT